AGATATATAATAGTAGATAAAATAAAAACAGAACCTAAAAAGGTTGCTGGTCTTATAATGACGGATGATACAGATGTAGACAACCGTTATATAAAAGCTAAAATAATATCGTGTGGTAATTTAGTTGAAGGATTAAAAGATGGAGACACGATATATTACGATAAACATGCTGGACACGACATATCATGGAAAGATACTCTTTATAGAGTTATTCGTGATGGTGACGTTGTTCTAGTAGATTAACCAAAACCGTAAACAATAAACCTAAACCCAAAAACAATTAACCTGATTATTAACTTAAAAATTAAACAACATGGAACCATATTTGTATTTTATGGAAGAAACAGATGGAGCTTTTGATGCTGCTAATGACGCTATGTGTAGACCGTTATCTCAATTTAGAGGTTTTGGTATTATTGCCTCGACAACGACGCTTGAACTACACTTTGATAGTATGTTAGGTACTGGTGCTGATATTGCTGCTGTTGATAAGGTTGTATTAACTGTTACTGCTAACACGCAAAAAGCAATTATACAAAGCCTTGTTCAACTGTTTAATGGTGCTAAATCTCCAACTTCAGATGGATTTTTAGTAATTTCAGATGATTCAAACTCAGTGTTTGCTCACCCTGATATTACTGGTTGCGCTATTACAGTTACTGCTGCTGCTTAATCTTAAATGAGATTAACAGCGCAGGATCTGCGTGAGATGAATATCCTTAAGTATTACAGGCTCACTAGAAAGTGGGTCTGTAAAACTTACGGGTTAAAAGATGCAGATTTAGAATTATTAATTTATTTAGATTGTAAAGGAAGATTTACACGAAACGATTTTATCAACGGAGTTTATACATATTCGTGGGATAAAGCAAGATGGGAGAGATTAAGAGATGAAGGTTGGATTGATGTATGGAGACATCGTAATAGAACAACTATAATGTACTCTGTATTTAAAACCTCATGGAAATGCTCTCAAATGATTAGTAGGATATATCGTATCCTATTAGGTGAGGAAGACTTACCGACTTCAGAACGAAGTGTATTTTATAAGAACAAATCATATACAGATAAAGTTTATAATAAAGCTATAGATGATATGATTAAAGATAAAGATAGATAATGGGATTTAAACTAGGCACAAATAGAAGTAATTACGCTACAAGTGGTGAAATCAAAACTAAATTAAATTTTGGTAGAAAGCCGAGTGGTGAAGAGTCTATACCTGGTACACCTATTATTAGAGTGCCACTAGATGAAGGTGTAATGGGTGAAGCTAATATGGATGGTACTATATATATAAACAGAAATATAATGCCTGGTAGTCAAGAATACAGACAGGTGATAAATCATGAGATGAGACACGCTACAGATATGAAGCTTGGTAAGCTTGCTTATGATGATGATAGTATAACTTATAATGGTGAAATTTTTCCAAGAGAAACTATAAATGGTAAAGATATGATCAAAGTTGACGGTAAATGGAAAGAAGCTGGAGACACTGGCTTTCCTTGGGAAAATGATGCTAATAACGGAATAGAATAATATGTGGAGTTTATTTAAAGATAAAAACGAAATTAACGAGAAGAATATAGTAGGATTTGCATCATTTGTAGTTATGGTACTATTTGCTATAGCAGATCTTGTAACTAGCTTTATATTCGTAGATGGAGAATTAGTAATTAACGAAGTAATATATAATTCATTCGTATGGGTAACATTAGGGTGTTTTGGTATTAGTTCGTTTGAAAAAGTAAAAACAAAATAATATGTTAGGTAAACTATTTTCCGGTGGAGCAGCTGATTTAGTAAAGAGTGTAGGTGGAGTAATAGATAACTTACACACTTCAAAAGAAGAAAAAATGGCCGCAGAGCTTAAAATCAAGGAGCTTATAAGTAACTATGAAATAGAGATGGAGAAGAATATCACTTCTCGTTGGGAAGCGGATTTAAAATCAGACTCATGGCTTAGCAAGAACGTTAGGCCAATGGTTTTAATATTTTTAATAGTATGCACCATGCTATTAATATTTATTGATGCTGGTGCAATAAAATTTAACGTAAAAGATTCTTATGTAGATCTTTTACAATTAGTATTAATAACTGTGATCGGTGCTTATTTTGGCGGAAGATCATTTGAAAAAGTAAAAAAATAAAATTATGGGACAAAATTCAACAGAAGTAGCGTATGGTTTTGGTCAATTAGGTAGTGCTCACATGCATAATGACCACGGTCAAGACTTAACACCACCAGATGATATGGTTATTGTGGCTATCACAATGTTAGATGATACTGTTTTTGACAAATTAACAGCTGATACTAATAACTCAGTAGTATATAGTGGCACGGAAAGTAGTAACGCGTATTTCGGTATTACAAATGGTAATACAGGTGGTAATAGTGAAGTTGTAGACACAGGTATAACTTTTCCAAAAGGATTGACAATAGTTGGTAGATGGACAGTTGTTTCTTTAAACGCTGCTCAAACTTCTGGTGGTATAATCTGTTATTTCGGTAAATAATGTATAATTATCCAAAGAAATTATATGCACCAATAGGTGGTATTGGAGTAGGTAGTTTGGGCGTGAGTCATGTCGCTTCAAGTCAAGCAGCTGCTGCAGTAGGAGGTTTTCCAAACGTTAACTCTATGGCTTTTGATGGCACTAATGATTATATTGATATGGGTGATGCAGATGTTTTTACTCCAAACAGTTCAGGTGCTGATAGAGGTTTTACTATGTCATATTGGATTAATCCAGCAGCGACAGGTAATCTATCAATAGGGAGTAAACGTATTTTTGCAGGTGGTGCTCAAAGATGGGAATGGAGAACAATGTTAAATTATCAAAGCAAACCTTTAGCAACATTTTATGGTAATGACAATCAAAATATTTTACAACAATTATTACTAGACACAGCATTATCAGTTGGTACTTGGTATCACGTTGCTTTCACATTTGACTTGGCTGATGCCAATACTTCTATAGTAGGATATGTAAATGGAGTTAAAGCAACCAATGGTAGTGGGGGAACTTACTCTAGTGCAGGTACTTGGTCAGCAGTAGTTAATACAGCAGCACCAATGCATTGGGGGAGAATACATCTTGCTTATGGTCAGTGTTCGCTAGACGAGATCTCTATGTTTGATGACGCTTTAACAGAAGCACAAGTACAAGCAATTTACAACTCAGGAACTCCAACTGATCTAAGTGGTGAAAGCCATTTGTTAGGTTGGTGGAGAATGGGGGATGGAGACTCACACCCAACTATTACTGATCAAAGTTCTAACGGTAATGACGGAACTATGACTAACATGGATTCTGCTGATATAACAACAAGTGTTCCTTAAAAATACAACAACATGATATATGTAATTTACGATATGGCGAATATAAACGATGTTGATTATTCTAAAGTATTAGAAACAAGTAGAGATACAATAAGAACGTCGATAGATGGTACTAAAACCTTTTTTAAATTTAGAGGTGGTACAACTCCTAGTTTTTTAGAAGGCTTACAACAATATGATCATTCGGAAATAAAAACAATATTAAGTTCTTCTGAATGGACTGAATAACAACAACAAATTAAATTAAATTAAATAAAATGGCAAAAAACACAAGTAAAAAAATTAAAGAACTTAGAGGTGTTAAACCTGAAAAAATTACTGCAGAGCAGTTAGAAAAAGTTCAAAACACAGTGAACGGTATTAATAGAACTCAATTAGAGATTGGTTCAATGGAAGTTAAAAAGCATGAACTGATGCATAGTATAGCTGGATTAAGAGATGAGTTAACTATATTACAAGCTGAGTTTGATAAAGAGTACGGTACTTTTGATATCAACATTCAAGATGGTACAATAAACTACGAAGACGATGTCAAAGCTAATTCGTAAAATAAGTATCGGTAAAGATTACAAGAATGACGCTATGCACTATGCTGTGGGGCAAGAAGTGTATGGTGGCCATACTATATGTGACATTATAGAGGAAGACGAAAAGTATTCTATATATATCAAGAAAAAGAACGACGTGTTGCCTTGGAAAGATTTCAACAAGAATATGGCTGTATCTGTAGAATATAATCTACAATACTAATGAAGAGTGTTTACGACTTCGTTGTAAAGCCAAAAGGAGAAAGATATAACAATACTAAAAAATTAGATGGTGGAGAGTTAATTCTTAACACAGAAATTTTCAACCATCAATATGTCAATAGAGAAGCAATTGTAATATCAACTCCTATACTTAGTGATACAGATATAAAAGCCGGAGATACAGTTTTAGTACATCACAATGTATTTCGTAGATGGCACAATATAAAAGGTGTTGAGAAAAATAGTAGAGCTTATTTCAATGAAGATACTTACTTTATAAACGACGATCAAATCTTTTTATATAAAAGAAATGAAGAATGGATAGCTCCAAAAGGTTATTGTTTTGTAAAACCTTTAAAAGCAATCGATCAATTTAATGTTGAATCTGAAAAACCTTTACAAGGTATCGTCAAGTATTCAGACGGTACAGTTGAAGTTAATGACTTGGTTGGTTTTAGACCAAGTAGTGAATATGAGTTTGTCGTTGATAGCGAAAGACTATATCGAGTTTTATCTAATTTTATTACAATCAAATATGAATATCAAGGAGACGAAGAAGAGTATAATCCAAGCTGGGCACAAAGCAGTTGAAGAGCTGATTAAAGTAGCAAAGGAAGCAATCGTTGATTCAGACGATGATATATCAGCAGATAGACTTAAGAATGCAGCGGCTACTAAAAAACTAGCTATATTTGACGCATTCGAAATACTTAACAGAATCCAAGAAGAAGAGAACATACTCGAGGGAAAAACACCTGAAGAGACAAAGGAAAAGACTTTTAAAGGATTCGCAGAAAGTAGATCTAAGTAATGTACAGTCAAAATTTAGTTAAAACTGTTGAACCTGTTAAGAAAACTACAATCAGTAGACTTAACAAAGGTAAGAAGTGGAGATACGGTTACGACAAAGAAAACGATATTATAGTATTATCCCATACCGGTCAAATAGGTGAGATAATAGAAATACAAGGACTAGTTATTGCGCTACCAAAAGCTCCTAAAGAAGTATATAAAAATGCTAAGAACAAATGGGTGAAATTCGAGTATCCCAAGGAGTTACAAAGAATTAAAAATATATTCGATTGGAGAAACTATCCGGAAAGCAGTAAAGAAAAATGGTACGATTATATAGATGAAGAGTTTAGAAGAAGGGAAGAAGGATTCTGGTTCACAAATAATGGTAAACCAACCTGGATAACAGGTACGCAGTACATGTACTTACAATGGAGTAAAATTGATGTTGGTGCTCCAGATTATAGAGAGGCAAACAGGTTATTTTATATATTCTGGGAAGCTTGCAAGGCAGATAAAAGATGTTATGGTATGTGTTACCTAAAGAACAGACGTTCTGGATTTTCTTTTATGTCGTCAGCAGAAACAGTTAATTTAGCCACTCTCGCGAGTGATAGTAGATTTGGTATACTATCTAAAACAGGTGGTGATGCAAAGAAAATGTTTACAGACAAGGTAGTGCCAATATCAATTAACTATCCTTTCTTTTTTAAACCTATTCAAGATGGTATGGATCGTCCTAAATCCGAACTTGCTTATAGAGTACCTGCTAGTAAGTTTACAAGAAAAAAGATGTCAGCCACAGATGGTATGGAGGACATTGAAGGTTTGGATACAACGATTGACTGGAAAAACACTGGAGACAATAGTTATGATGGTGAGAAACTAGCTTTATTAGTTCATGATGAAAGTGGTAAATGGGAGAGACCTGATAATATTTTAAATAACTGGAGAGTTACAAAAACATGTTTACGATTAGGTAGTAGAATTATAGGTAAATGTATGATGGGCTCAACTTCAAATGCTTTAGACAAAGGTGGAGAAAACTTTAAAAAACTATACAACGCGTCAGATGTCAAGAAAAGAAATAGAAATGGTCAGACAAAGTCTGGACTATACTCTCTTTTTATCCCAATGGAATGGAACTACGAAGGATTTATTGACGAGTATGGAATTCCAGTCTTTACTACTCCTGATATCGACAGATTTGCGCCAGACGGTGAACTAATAGATATAGGTGTAATAGATAACTGGCAAAATGAAGCTGATGGTTTAAAAGATGATCAAGATGCTTTAAATGAGTTTTACCGTCAGTTTCCTAGAACTACAGAACACGCTTTTAGAGATGAGACTAAAAATAGTATATTTAACTTAGTTAAATTATACGAGCAGATAGATTACAACGAAGAAATGTCTAGGACATTAGGGATTACAACTGGTAATTTTCAGTGGGTTAATGGAATAAAAGATTCACAAGTTATATATTATCCAGATCCAAAAGGTAGATTTAAAGTTAGCTGGGTTCCACCTCAGCAATTACAAAATAGAGTGGTACTTAAAAACGGTGTAAAATACCCTGGTAATGAACACATGGGAGCATTTGGTTGTGACTCGTATGATATATCAGGGACTGTAGATGGTGTAGGATCTAAAGGAGCATTACACGGCTTAACCAGGTTTAGTATGGAGGACGCTCCTGCGAACAGCTTCTTTTTAGAATACTTATCAAGACCACCTACAGCTGAAATATTCTTTGAAGATGTTTTAATGGCATTAGTATTTTACGGTATGCCAATATTAGCAGAGAATAATAAACCTAGATTACTTTATTATCTTAGAAGAAGAGGTTATAGAGGTTTTTCTATGAATAGGCCGGACAAAATTTGGAACAAGTTGTCCGTTGCAGAAAAAGAGGTAGGTGGAATACCTAACTCCTCAGAAGATATTAAACAAGCTCACGCAGCTGCAATTGAGATGTACATTCAAGATCACGTGGGTATGAAACAAGATGGAACGTTTGGAGATTTATATTTTAACGAACTGCTTAATGATTGGGCAAAGTTTGATATAAACAAAAGAACAAAGTTTGATGCGTCAATAAGTTCTGGTTTAGCTATTATGGCTAACAATAGACATTTATACGCACCAAATTCTAAGGTTGAAAAACCTAAACTAAATTTAAACATTTCTAAGTATACTAATACTGGAATAAATTCACAAATAATAAAATAATATGGCAGAGTCTGGCATTAAAAGTTATTTTCCAAGTCAAACAGTAAGTGACGCTGAAAAGCTAAGTTACGATTATGGCTTAAAAGTAGGTAAAGCAATAGAACAAGAGTGGTTTAACAACGACAGAGGTTCTAATAGATATAGAACAAACTATAATGATTTTCATAATTTAAGACTGTACGCAAGAGGCGAACAATCTGTACAAAAATATAAGGATGAGTTATCTATAAACGGTGATTTGTCCTATTTAAATTTAGACTGGAAGCCAGTCCCAATTATATCTAAGTTTGTAGACATAGTTGTTAACGGTATGTCTGAAAGAATGTATGATATAAAAGCTTATTCACAAGATCCTTTTGGAGTAAGTAAGCGAACTGAATATATGGAAAGTGTTATGTCAGACATGAAGTCTAAAGACTTTAACGATTATGCTATGCAAAACTTTCAAGTTGATCTTAAGAAAAGTAATTTAGAAGTTTTACCTGACACTCAAGAAGAGTTAGATCTTCACATGCAGTTAAATTACAAACAAGCTGTAGAAATTGCTGAAGAGCAAGCTATAAGTGTTTTATTTGAAGGTAATAATTATGAGTTAATTAAAAAACAATTTTACTACGATTTAACTGTTCTTGGTATAGGAGCTGTAAAAACATCTTTTAACACATCTGAAGGTGTTACTGTAGATTATGTTGATCCAGCAAATTTAGTTTACTCATATACTGAGTCTCCATATTTTGATGATATATATTATGTCGGCGAAGTAAAAACAATTCCAGTAAACGAATTAGCAAAACAATTCCCTCATTTATCAGAAAGTGATCTTGAAGATATAATGAAAAATAAATCTTACAATAGATCTAACTATAATTCAAGACATAGTTATGACAAAGAAGATAATAATACTATTCAAGTTTTATACTTTAACTACAAAACCTACATGAACGAGGTTTACAAAGTTAAAGAAACAGCTACTGGTGCTGATAAAATAATACCTAAAAACGATTCGTTTAATCCACCAGAAAACAAAGAAGGTGGTTATGCTAGAATGCTTAGATCAATAGAAACATTATACGATGGAGCTATGATTCTTGGAACTAACAAACTACTTAAATGGGAAATGTGTAAAAACATGATGCGACCTAAAAGTGATTACACTAAAGTTAAAATGAATTATGCTGTTGTTGCTCCTAGAATGTATGATGGTAGAATTGATTCGTTAGTAAAACGTATAACTGGTTTTGCTGATATGATACAATTAACACACTTAAAGCTACAACAAGTGATGTCACGTATGGTTCCAGATGGTGTTTATTTAGATGCTGATGGCTTAGCTGAAGTTGATTTAGGTAATGGAACAAACTATAATCCACAAGAAGCTTTAAACATGTTCTTCCAAACAGGTTCTGTTATTGGTAGATCATACACGGCAGATGGAGATCAAAACCTTGGTAAAATACCTATTCAAGAAATTACATCAGGTTCTGGTGGAAATAAAATGCAAGCTCTTATTGGTAATTATAATTATTACTTACAAATGATAAGAGATGTAACCGGACTTAATGAAGCTAGAGATGGCAGTATGCCAGATAAAAACGCTTTAGTAGGAGTTCAAAAACTAGCAGCTGCAAATTCAAACACAGCAACAAGACATATATTACAAGCTGGTTTATTTTTAACAACTGAAACTGCTGAGTGTTTATCTCTTAGAATATCTGATGTAATAGAATATTCTCCAACTAAAGATGCGTTTATACAAGCTATAGGAGTTCATAATGTAGCTACGTTAAAAGAAATGTCGCAATTACATCTATATGATTTTGGTATATTTTTAGATTTACAGCCAGATGAAGAAGAAAAACAGTTGTTAGAAAACAATATTCAAATGGCTATTCAACAACAAAGTATAGAATTAGAAGATGCCATTGATCTTAGAAATATTAAAAATATAAAACTTGCTAATCAAGTATTAAAAATAAGAAGAAAGAAAAAGCAAGAAAAAGACCAACAACTACAACAGCAAAATATACAAGCTCAAGCAAACGCAAACTCACAAGCACAGGTTGTTGCTGCTCAAGCTGAAACAGATAAAAATGCTGCAATAACTCAAAATCAAACTCAATTAGAACAAGTCAAAGCTCAATTAAAAACTGAGCAAATGGAGTTAGAAGTAAATCATAAAATGAGGTTAATGCAATTTGAGTTTGAAATAAACCAAAAGTTACAAAAAATGAGTATGGATCAAGTGGATATGAAAGATACTATAAAAGAAGATCGCAAGGATAAAAGAACAAAAATGCAAGCTTCTCAACAAAGTGAACTCATAGATCAAAGATTAAACAAAAAACCACCTAAAAACTTTGAGTCTTCAGGTAATGATATACTAGATGGGGGTTTTAATTTAGGTAAGTTTGATCCTAGTTAGAATTTATTAATTATTATTATATTATATTATGGAAGAAAAAAATGAAAACGTAGTCGAAGAGACTACACAAGAAACGACTGAACAAGTCGATGAAAGTAAATTTGAATCTGCAGGTGACGACAACGTTATTAAGGTAGATTTAAACAAACCGCAAACACCAGAAGAAAATGAAGTTAAAGAAGATAACGCTGACGACAGCGGAGTGGTTGCAGAGTCTAAAGATGCCGACGCCCCACAAGAACAAGAAGAAGTACAACCGGAAGCAGAAGCACAAGAAACTCCAGTATTAGAAGAAATTACTGAAGAAGAAGTTAAAGAGCAGGTTGAAGAGATAGCTACTGAAGCAGAAGAAGCTATTAAAGAAAACTTAGAAACCGGTAAACCATTACCAGAAAATATCCAAAAGTTAATGGATTTTATGGAAGAAACTGGAGGAGATTTAAATGATTACGTAAAGCTTAATCAAGATTATTCAAAACTAGATAATCAAGATTTATTGTATGAATACTACAAACAAACGAAACCTCATTTAAACAATGAAGAAATTAACTTCCTTATGGAAGATCAATTCTCTTATGACGAAGAAGCAGATGATGATAAAGAGATACGAAGAAAGAAATTAGCGTTAAAAGAGCAAGTTGCCAACGCTAAAAGCCACTTAGACGGGCAAAAGTCTAAATACTATAACGAAATCAAAGCTGGATCAAAACTCACTAATGAGCAACAAAAAGCTGTAGATTTCTTTAATAGATATAACAAGGAGTCAGAAGCAACTCAAAAAACAGTTAAAAAGAACTCTGATATTTTTACACAGAAAACAAACAATGTTTTCAACGACAAGTTCAAAGGTTTTGAATATAACGTCGGTGACAAAAAATACAGATTTAATGTAAACAATGCTGAAGAGGTTAAAAACACTCAAAGTGATATAAATAATTTTACTAAAAAGTTTTTAGATAAAAATAATACATTATCAGATGCTAAGGGTTATCATAAATCTCTATATACAGCGATGAATGCAGATGCTGTTGCAAAACACTTTTATGAACAAGGAAAAGCTGATGCTATGAAAAATAGTGTTGCTAAAGCCAAAAATGTAGATATGAATCCAAGACAAAGTCATGGAAAAATTGAAACAGGTGGTATGAAGTTTAAAGTGTTAGGTGATAACGTTTCTAGCTTTAAGTTTAAAAACAAAAACAAAAACAAATAATTAAAATTTAAAAGTACAAAATTATGGCAATTACAAGTGCGAGTGGTATAGATGCTGCTCCAAGAAAACAAACGTTGTCTTCCAACTATGTAGACTTTACATCGTCTGCAACTGAAG